GGCAACCCTCCGAGATTGGAAGGTACCAGTGTTAGCAAGATGTCCCAGTTCGGCGCAGCTTCTGCAGCCAACAGACCTCCTAATGTAGAGGAGATATAGTCCGCATGTAAGAAGGACTGCCTGAACTCACGCCGGATCAACCAATTTTCTACGAATTTAGTAAAGAGGAATATCGGTAGAGTATATCCTGAGCGATCAGTTGACGACGCCCCAGTTGCAGATACATTCGAGTACACTTGAAACATGTTGGGTACATCTGGTGTAGTTGACGGAAACATCCGTGATATGGATTTACAAGTGGTCTCTAGCACCCGTCCTTTGAACCATAGTTCTTTCCCGTAAGACGTGAATCCTGTTCCATAGGTGCATTCCTCTGCTTTCAACTCATGTCCTACTGACTCTGCAAATCTCGAGCATGCTTCTGTAACCTCTTGTGCCAATATCCGACTCCGCTGCTGGAAATCCTCCCAGGACTCGCCATCTTTCCTCAAATTCTCGACAAACAGGACTTGGTTATCTCCCTGGCCCACTAGATTGTAACGGAGACCGAACGGCCATATGGCAGCTTGGATTATACATATAGTGGCTGCTGTCCACCCCTTTTGGAAAATCCCTTCCATTCCCGTAGGATGTCCATTCCAGATCCCTGGTTGATCTGGTATAATACCCCCGGTGCGCTTAGTCAGCTTCGGAGTGAATGATGAGTGACGTAACACAACCATACACTGCTCGTAAAACTCGTGTACTACGTCGTATAGTCGGTCTGTGCCAAATATCTGGTCGAATCTCCTTCCGAGCGGATCCATAGTTCGGCGTTCAAACTTGAGATTCCACCTAGAGAAGTCCAATTCGATCATGATCGTGCACTTCCGATCTTTTCTTGTAACTCGAGTTAAATTGAGGAATTTATTGAGTAGCTCTGTTTTTGAATCCGTCATGGTCTGCTCGGGTATACTCTTAAAAATCCCGTGTGCCAGGTTGTATTCTGTAGTAACAAAGAAGAATCGCATCTCCGGGACCATCATTGAGAACGTTCTTGGCTCCAATTTCATCTCTCTCTCTTTTGGACAAACAGTTACTACCTTCCAGTCAAAAGGTATGTCTCTCTTCGATATTCGATCACAGATATCTCGGATGTTAAAATCAGGTCTCTTGAGGATCTCTTCCAGTACCCGGGTGCTTGAGGTAGCCTTGACTGGACGGAAAGGCAACCTGCCTTTCCACGAGTTGTCGATTTCTGACCGTTTATAAGATACAGCAGTGTCAGAAAGGAGGGATAGGATATCTTTGCCGTAATCGAAATCCACGTGAGCCTCGAACATTGTGTATTCCCAATCTGATGCATCGTACAATCCGAGTCCGAGGGGCAGCGACGGGTGGTGGTTCTCTGCTAAATCCCGTAGCTTGCACTGCCTACCTTCAGGAACATTGAAGACAAGAGGGGGCCATTCGCCCTTCTTCCTAAGATAGCCTCGGGTGTACAGATGACAGAAGCTCCACTCGAGCTGTTTGACCGCAGACGGAGATATCTTTCTATGGGCTTGCGCGAGACTCTTTGATGATTCACATCCTCGGATAGGATCAATATAAGGGTGACCTAGGAGCTTGAGGAAAGAGAACAATTCACTCAGGAGGTCCGGGTTGTCTATCCGACAGCAGAGGGCCCATAAACCGTCAATCCCTTCTTCCCGTTTCATCAGATGAGCTAGATATAGAACACGAGCTTTCTTCCTATACTTCCGGATCATTGTGTAAACTTGAGGCTTGATATCGAGAATCTCTTCACTCAAGGTTAAGAGTCGTAATTTGACCATTCCTTCCAATCCTTTGATCGTCTCATAACCTTCTTCTCCCATTAGTTCTAAAACCCGTAACCCCCAGCTAGTAAACTCGCTGAGAATAGTACACAGAGTTCTTTTATCCGGAACGAGAGCAAAATACGAGTGGAGCAACCAATGACTCATCGAGGCGTCCTTAATCATCAGGAGCGCATCGTGACTCAGTAGCACCCATTCTTCCCCTGTCCAGACAACTGATGCTTGACGGTTTGTGTAGTAACCTGGTCCCTTGATCCAGGAGGAATACCTACATTTCGCGGTCGTAACTGACACGATGTGATCCCAGTAAGAAGCAGTGAGGAAGGTCTTAAGAACACATTCTGGGAGAGGGGCAGAGCTCAACTTCGGTATCTCAATTGGTTCAAGTTTTTGCATGACTCGTTTGGCATTCATCCCGATCTCTAGGGAGTCTGCTATCTTTGACACTGACTCCTGACTCTTATTGAGGACCTCTCGGGCATTATCGATTGTCAGCCCCTTAGGTACAAGGGAGAGGAGAGTAGGAGTGAGGATTGCAGAATGCGGAACTAGTAGATCGGGACTCACGGCTGTAGATGCAACATCCTTGAACCTTTTGCCGAGATGGTATCCAAGAGGTACTACCTCACGGCTACGGACCGATTTTCCCGTTGGATTGGCTCTCTGATCGGTGAGGAACGCCAGAATGAAAGGAGAATACAGATGGGTAGTAAGCGGTGAAGAGAGGGATGTCTCTGCAATTGACGGCATCTTATCTTGCTAAGTAAGTGGGCTATCGGTTGGACTTATCCTGCTACTTGATCGTTAGTTTCCAATTATATGTTTTCTCGTTTTTAATTAAGAAACGAAAAGCACGGAGGTCATTATCCTGCTGATGATTTGTCTCTCCTGTTCATTAAGACCTCCGTTTGAAGAACCCCCGGCGAGTTACGGTGACTTGGTCAGAAATTTTGTACCCGTGAGCAACAGTAGGAGGATCATCTGGCGTTGGGAGCTGGTTAGAGTAAGTACCCGAGGCAAGTCTGCAACCGAGGCCTAAAGCATCGTCTGGTGAGACCTGTGAGACTTTCTCTTTAGCATTCAGTATTCTTTTCTCGTAAGGAGAGCATGTTGTCGCTTCGATGACCACCACACTGATGCTCGGCCGAGGACACACGAGTATCGGAGGATGAGTGAGTGTCGGAGACACAAACCCGTCATAATCGACACAGTAAGTCTTGTACCGAACTATTGGCATGATCAAATCTTGATCTCCCCAGACTTTGCGGCACATGAACTCGAGGGCATCTGCTTCTTCCTCTTGAAGGAGAATTCCTTTAATTGGGACCTGTCCGATGTTCAAAGCAGGCTGTAGTCCACGATAGAGATCTGGAGAGAGAAGTTGAACCAATTTTATTAGAGCGATCCAGGTGGGCCTCTCAACTTCGGCTACTAGTCCTGGAACCACTTCCGGGAACTCAGAGTCGATGTCTGCACGGGCAGGAGACCTCACAGAGCTCGTATCTTCGACTACATCAGCAAACCCAAGCATTCTGGCACCTGCGATGGACCTTAGACCGTCTCCTGACCGGAAGTTGGTATTTTCTTCCCTAAACGACTCGGGCCCAATATGGTTGTCTCTTGATCCGCAGATAGTCTGCCTAATTGAGGTATTGATTCTCCCAGCCGAACTCGCTGGTAGTAGTCGTGAACGATCGATCTGTGCCGGATCGATTTGTTCCTCTCTTGATACCGATCCCCTCTGAAGACGTGCGGTCCGTTCTCTAATTGAAGTCATTATGGCCCTCATTCGTGACCTTGGACGGATCGATAAGATCAATTTCGACGGAAGAGTCTCAGCAGATAGTACACTTCTACGATGCCTATTCGAGCTTGAGAAATAAATTAGTTGTTTTCTCGTTTTTAATTACACTTATCAAGTATCAGAAAAAGTAGGACAAGACATATGGCCAGTCTAGGACTTAATAGTCACCCTGGCAGCTCGGGATCCTCGACAGGCCTTTGCAAGCAGTCTGGCTTAAGGTTTAGAGCTCTCTCCTTTAGTCGACTGTCCATTCAATTTTGCTAGTAGGGCCTCAAGAAGTGCAGACTGTCGCTCTAAGAGACCTGCCTGATGAGAGCTCTGATCAGCAAGTGCAGCTAATCTAACCTCCATATTGTTAAGTCGAACTTCAATAGATCCGACAGACATAGTGCTTCGGATAGACGCGACATCAGAAGATGCTCGACTGGGAACTCTCGGACTGGAGGTCAGCCCTTCTCTTGTTCTTCCGTCCCTTCGCTGAGCGTTCCATTGAGCATAAGACTGCATGATGTAGGATACAACGCACATGTCCTAGTATGCGATGCGTAAAGCAAATGTTTTCAATCTATTATCTCGTTTTTAATTAAGGAAAGAAATATGAAAGAGTCTGACTCAACCTGGGTCGAGGCGGAGAGACAGAAATGTCAGTAGCAATTGTTCCTAGTACTTGAAGACCGGTAGGGAGTTGATGTACTGGAGAGACCAATCCTTCCTCGGAATTGCTTTGATTAGCGGTTGAAGTGTGACACCTTGACTCTTTAAGGAACGGTTAATAGTTCGGGCCTGAATTGTCTTGTTTGGGGAGTAGAGAGGTAGCTCAATTAAGCCTCCGTAAACGGATTGAGACGCAACTGCTTGCTTCGAAGCTACAGTTGTTGTCGCTGGAAGAGGAGAGGCACTAGGAGCCACAGGCAACTGGACCTTTGGTGCAGTAGGTAGGGACACACTTGTCTGTCTACTAACAGGGAGATTGATCTTTCTCTCCAAGACAGATAGTCGGGTTTCTATCTTGGTAATCAAGTTATGAGTGTCCCTCATTTGCTCATCCATGAACGCTCTGGTCTTCTCCATCTGATCCTCTACATACATCTTAAACATATGTAACTCGGACCTAACAGATCCAGCATCCGATGGCTTGTCTTCTTCTACTTGAGGATCTCCGTAGATGCTCCCGTCCCCTACGATGTCATCTCCCGCTTCTGGATCAGTCACGCCTCCTCCTATGACAGGGCCAACAGTACCGACCCATTGTTTGACGTTGGATGGTTTGTGAGGGATATTAGCAGAAGCAGGTATGTGAACCCTCTTCCTCGGCTCTTCAATCGGAGAGACAGGTTTGGTCTGCATAGTCTCTACTATGGCAGTCACCACTTCCCCACTTAAGAGACTCGATTGTGCTTCTTCTGCTCCCTCCTCTTCCATCTCTTGAGAAGGCCCCTGGGCATCGGAATGTGGATCATTGATAGATAGCTGGGCCGGAATCGTCTGAGAAGTCAGCGCACTCTGGACATGGGCTAAAACCGTCTCCGGTGACTGCACAGTCATATCAGTTGCTTGTTCCATGACGACTTCAGTGACTAGTACTCAACCGCAGATAGTGGTCTATCAGATACAGTTGTTTTCTCGTTTTTAATTAACAACCAGGACAAGAATGGAAATATCGAGTGCATGTGCGGAGAGATAAGCAACAAGTCGATTGGGGACATTTCAGTTAGAGTATGTTCTGAGATGACTCAGGAGTCGGTGCTTCCAGAGGTTTAGGATCCATATCCTGGATACCCAAGAGATTTATAAGATCGGCAACCCCAGTGTTCACCGGCACATCCGGGTCCCTGGCTACAACCCTCTTAATCAAGTCCTCGTACCTCTGCTTATTATAGACATAATCTTTGAAGGTCCTCTCGACTTCCTCGTAGTAGTGACCTGCAACCGCTACCAGTGGTCTCAGCTCTGAGGTCAAGAAAAGGAATTGTGATTGATCCACTAAGAGGCGATGATAAGGACGCAAATCACCCGGCACTACCCGGAACAGTGTGAGATCTCTCACAAAAACCTGATAGTACGGGATGAGTTCAGGTACCTTAGCAGTCCAAGGTCGAGAGCTTACTAGGGCGGTGATAGCCCCCAAATGGGTCATGCCTACATTTTTGAGAAGCGCAAACATAGTACGGAAGGGATCAACATTTGGAGGAGCGAACATCTTGCTCCGATCCAAGCTAATGAAGAAAGTAGTTATAAGATAACGAAATTGAGGGAAGAGACCAAATCCTGCATTTGCCTGATCCAGGGCTTCTAGATCAGGCCCGTATTCTCCCCCCGGGAAGTGAGCGATTTCTGTCTCGCTAAGCTTATATTTACCAATGAGAGAATTAGGGCGAGCGACTTCATATGCATTCTGGGCTCCTTCTCCTGCAGGTTTCGCATATGTCATGAAGGCTACCGCAGCAGCTGCATACAGAGACTGGGGATTAGGGACCGACATACTTTCAACTGTCACACCTGTGAATGCCCATTCTTCATCATCCTGACCATTCGGATGGTGACCTTCTGAGATGAGCTCTATAAACTTGGTCGGGTCGATTCTCTTGACATGCATAGGGGCCTTGGAGTCGGAGAAGTACTTTGCCATTTCTGGAATGCACGTAAATATGATTGAAAGCATCTTAGATACTGCGATGTGAGGTGTCAAGCATCTCTTTCCGAAAGACGCAATCAGACCAGCTGCGATAGCAATTCTATCATCTTCCGTGCTAGATGGAGCAGCCAAGTATACAGTAAGAACTGGAGATGACAGGACAGGAGCTGTAGGAATAGAAAATGAGGAAGTCATTCTCAGTAGTGGTAGAGTAGGGTGTCAATGAGGTAATAACGATTATATTTTCTCAAGTTTATTATAATGAAGGTCCT